TGTTATGAGGGGAATCAGAAACACTGCGGTAAATGCGGTACTTGCGTAGAACGCAAGGAAGCTTTCATTAAAGCAGGAGTTCCTGACCCAACTAAATATGATAAATCAAAAAAAAGTTGAACTAGCTACCCTTAATTTAATTAAAGCGTTAGGATTAAAGCCTGATGATCCTAATTTAGTTGATACTCCTAAAAGAGTAGCAAGAGCTTATAAGGAAATCTTTGCAGGATTGCTAGATGATGGGAAAGAAGCTAAGAAACTATTAAGTAGATGTTTTCCGTCCGATAATGACCAAATGATTATTGTCAAAAATATAAAAGCGTACTCAATGTGTCCTCACCATTTTTTACCAGTTGATTGTACTATACACATTGGTTATGTTCCAAAAGGCAAAGTACTAGGATTATCAAAATTAGCAAGAGTAGCCGAACTTTATGCTAAAAGACCTATTTTACAAGAAGACTTAGCTGAACAAATTGCCTCATCTATCGAAAAACATTTAAAACCCGCAGGAGTTATGGTTGTTATTGAAGGCCAACATTATTGTATGGTTATGCGAGGAGTTAAAAAACGAGAATCAGTTACAATCACTTCTTGTGTTAAAGGCTGTTTCAGAGATCCTAAAGAACACGCAAGGGATGAATTCTTAAAACTCGTTTACCAAAAATGAAACTGTACTTTGCAGGATATAGTTCTTACCACGAAGAAGCTAATAAAGCTGGTTTACAAAATATTCTTGAATCTTACCTAAAATTTAAAGGAAAATCAGGCAAAGGCGAGTTTGTCCGATGGCATAAAAATAAAGGATTATTAGGTAAAAATATCTTCTTAGACTCTGGTGCTTTTTCAGCTTGGACTAGAAAAATAAAAATTGATATTGATGAATACGCTGCTTTTGTCAAAAAATATCTTCCTCATTTAGCAGTTTACGCTAATCTTGACGTTATTGGAGATGCTAAAGCAACTGAAAAAAATCAACTCTACCTAGAAAAACTAGGGCTAAAACCGTTAGCAACATTTCACATTGGTTCCCCTTATTCAGAGCTTGTAAAAATGGTTAAAAAATATGACTATCTTGCTTTAGGCGGTTTAGTTGGCGTTCCACAAGTAAGAAGAATAAAACATATTGATAAATGTTTTAGAATTATTAGATTAAAAGCTAAAGTTCATGGTTTTGGAATAGGTGATTTTAAATTAATGCTAAGATATCCTTTTTATTCAGTTGATAATACTAATTGGATAATGGGAGGTCGTACAGGGGCAGTTTACAGTTTTGATAAAAAAATGCTTAAATTAAACAGTACGTCCTATAAAGATAAGCGGATTTTTGATAAAATAAGAAAAGTAGATATTTATAAGTTTTTTGATATTAAAGGTAAAGCACATAGAAATCGTACCTTAGAAAATGCTATAGTGTTTAAAGAAATAGAAACTTTTGTTACCCGAGTATGGGAAAGAAAAGGAGTCAAATGGTAAAACAAAAATTTAACCATGAAGCTAAATTAGTTGATATTACTAAAATTATTCCTAATAAATATAATCCAAATATAATGGAACCTGAGGTTTTTGCTCAGACCGTTAAAAATATTCAAAAAGAGGGATTTATTTATCCTTTGCTGGTACAGCAGGAGCAAAATGGCAAATACATGATTATTGACGGCTTTCATCGTTGGAAAGCAAGTCAAGAGTTAAAATATAAACAACTTCCTGTTATTGTTTTAGATAAAAGTATGCCTGAAGCAATGATAGCCACAATTAACTTTAATAAACTTAGAGGGGAATTTGATACTTTAAGATTAGCTGAAGTAATTCATACCCTTCATAAAACTTATAGCATGGAGGAAATAGAAGAAAAGTTAGGCTATAGTAAAGACCAACAAACAGGAATGACAAATTTATTAGCCTATGATTTTGACGCTCTTAATAATGAGGGAGTTGATTTAAGTAAACAAGAACCTCAAGAATATGAATTTAAAACAATACTAACTGGTAAACAAAATAGAGTTATTCAAGACGCACTTGAAGCAACAGGCAAAAGTGATATTCCTAAAGCATTAGTTTGTATTTGTTTAGAATATTTAGCAAAACATGGACACAAAAAAAGATCTAAATCCAAGTAATGTTCTACCTAGAAATTTAACGGCAGCAGCACAACAACTTAGCCCTGACAAAGTTAATAAAATTGCCTTACGTCGAAGTAAAGTAAGAGAGTTAACGCAAATGGGCTATGACCCTGCTCAAATTTTTCAAATTCTTGAAAAGGGAATTAAGATAGGTGATGATGAAGTAGTTAGAATTGCTATTTCAAAGGAAATTGTTGAAAGAGATGTTGAATATCTAAAACAAGAAGAATTATCTAAAGATGTTGATTTTGCGGAAAAAAGAGCGGAAATAAAAGATAAACTTAGTTTTTTATATCAAAGAGCTATTACTGAATTTATAAATGCTAAAGGGGCGACTAGGGCTACCTTTATGAATACAGCCCTATCAATTTTAAGTAAGATAATGGAAATGGAAGGAGTCAAATCTCCTGATAATCTAAATGTTAATTTAAGCGGGGAAGCTAGAATAGGCAAATTTGCTACAGAGATGCAAAAATTAAATAAAGATGACAAAGATACTATTATCAGCACCATTCGAGAAGTGGTTAGAAAACGCAAGTCTAAAGGAACTGGAGACATTCGAGTTCCTAACAAGCCATCCGGAATACCAGCACAAACCGGTAACGATGAAGGAGTTCCTAGAAAATCCTAAGTTCGTTACTGTTCAAGATGGCCCTAGACCTCACAATAAACAACTTCTTATAGATGTTTTTGACCATAAAAATTTCAAAGAGTTTGAAAATTTTGGTAGATATGAAGAAGTTTTATACATTGCCGGCATTGGCTCTGGTAAATCTTACGTATCTTCAATGGCGATTGTTTATATTATTTATCGCCTTTTATGTTTAAAAAATCCTCAAAAATATTTTAGATTTGCTAAAGGAACTAAAATTGCTTTTGTTAATATTTCTAAATCTTTTAGTCAAGCTAAAGATATTGTCTTTGGTGAAATCAAAAACAGGATAGATAATAACCAATGGTTTCAAAACTTCTACCCACCTGACCCTCGTATTAAATCAAAAATAAGAATGCCTAAAAATATCTTTATATTACCTTTAGGTTCTAATGAGGAATCCCCACTTGGTTACAATATTTTTGGTTCAGTTATTGATGAAGCTTCATTTCATACTTTAACTAAAGATAAAGACTACGCCGAAGAATCTTATAACCAAATTAAAAAACGTATCCGTTCCCGATTTTTTACTAAAGGAAAAATGTTTATTATCACTTCCCCAAGATATGTTTATGACTTTGCTGAGGAAAAATGGGAGATGGAAAAAAATAATCCTAAGGTATTTAGAAAAAGGACACCACTTTGGGATGCAATGCCTAAAGATATGTTTTGCGGAGACAAGTTTGATTTGGGTAAATATTTAAGTACTTTTAAAGGTAAAGGAATGATGATACCAGTTGAATATGAAGATGAGTTTAAGCAAAATCCTGAAAAAGCAATGCGAGATTACGGAGCAAGACCATCAATGGCAATTCAAGGATTTTTCAATGATCCTGATATCATTCCTAGTAGTGCTAATTACAAACGCAAACATCCAATAAGTCTTAAAACTGGTGAATTTTCAAGTTGGTTTTTTAATCATAAAGGTAGTGAAAATTACGATACTGATAAGCGTTTTATTCATATTGATTTAGGACTTAACAAAGAAGGAAAGGGTGACTATGCAGGTTTTGCGATGGGTAAATTTAATGGTTGGGTAGAACGCAAAAGCAGTAAAGGTAAAATTGAAAAACGACCTAAAATATTTATTGATTTTATGTTGCGGATAAAAGCAGGACCAAGAGATGAAATCCAATTTAAAGAGGTAAGAAAAATTGTTTATAAACTTAGGGATATCGGATATAATATTCATAAAGTAACTTTTGACGGTTGGCAATCTGTTGATAGCGTACAGACTTTAAAATCAGCAGGATTTAACTCTGAGATTTTATCAATAGATAGAAATCCTGAAGCCTACTACACATTAAAAGGAGCTTTACTTGATAAACGATTAGACTATTATTATTACAAACCATTAATTGATGAATTGCAACAATTAGAAGAAATTAAAGGAATGAAAATTGACCACCCAAGACAAGGAAGAAAAGATGTAGCTGACGCAGTTGCGGGAGTATGTTATCATTGTGCTCAGGGAACACCAGGACGAGGATTTAAAATAGTAGGTAACAAATAGTTGTATTTTTTA